CCTTCTTAATTGCTTACATAGACCGATTGGATCGGTTGATGCTGGCATATTAAAAAACTTTTTAACTCTTTCTCCATGAGTGAAAATTAACTCATAAAGTTTTTCCTTTCGTTCCTCGGTTTTGTTCATGTTGTTTAACCTGGTAAATGTTTTAATTGGTAAGGCTTGCTTACCATCTAACCCACCAGCTCGAAGAGCTGGAAGGTTGGAAGTTAAGAAAGTAAGACTATTAAACAAGTAATAGTCCCCAATAAATAGAAAAAATACCAGCGCATAATTAACCCATGTCGTAGTATTTTTTGACATTAACTTTTAAAGTTGCTGCCGGGCTGTCTTTTTGGGAATTAGTCCAGGCATTATTTATAAAGTTAATAAAGTTTTGCAGCCTGTCAGGTGCTAATACGTCCGAGCTGCTAATTGTCCAAATATAAATAGTATCTGGATTTTGTTGTAATGCCTCATTACTTGCATTATTTACAAAATAGTCCAGGTGTAATTCTAAGTCTAAAAACTCAGCTTCGAATAAAGTTGTTATTTTATCCTGGTAGATTTTAGAGGGCTGACCAAATAAAGCACATAAGTTGTTGTAACTTGCGTCTATTGTGGCTTGCTTCCTGGTACATTGTTCGATTGATACTGTCAAAATAAACCTCTTAAGTTAGTGTTAATAAGATCCGTATAGAATCTGATAACAATATTAACCGATATTAATTAACTTTGCAATCATTAGGCGGCTATTCTCTCAAATAAATATTAAATAAAAATTAGACCTGGACTAAATCGCCCAGGCTAAAACTTGAAGAGCTGTCAATATGACAGTACTGCAACTAATAAAATCCTAGTTACAGCCTCAGAATCAAGCCTTAATTATTTTATTTGGACGCAGCCAGGACCAAATATAAAAAAATAGAGCAGGCATACCGCCTAATAAATAAGTATTTGTACCTATGGGGACACCCTATCCCATTAGCGTATAGTAAAGCCGATCACATTTTTCTACCAAAAACTAAAATCCAACTAATATCTATCCCGATCTTATTAGATCTTATTAGAGGGCTATACGACTCTACTTCTTCTATTGTGGAGAGCTAGTGGTGGACAGGGATTATAGATGAGCTATATTGAAGGTAAGCCATTATGTTATTGACCAACCCGCAAAGCAGTCAATTTTTACCTCACAGTAGATATAATGGCTTTATAAACAACTTTTATGGCACAAAAAGACACTACTGAAGTACTAAGTAGCCTACATGGTAGGTTAGCTAGTGTATTAACTGATTTATTAGATAGTGGAGAAGCTAGTACGGCAGATTTAAATGTAATTAGACAGTTTTTGAAAGATAATCAGATAACTTCTCAGCCTGTAGAAGATACTCCTTTTGGAGATTTAGCGAAGTCGTTACCTGATATAGAGAATGTTATCGCATTAAAGAGACGTAGTGCGTAATGAAGAAGTCTGATTGGCAAGGCTTACCAGAACCTTACGATAAAGACTTTAGATACTTTTTAGTTTTAGTATGGAGACACTTACAGTTACCTGATCCGACTACTGTTCAGTTAGATATAGCGGAATATATGCAGGGAGGACAGAAGAGAAGGATTATTGAAGCGTTTAGAGGGGTTGGTAAGTCGTGGATGGCAGCAGCTTATGTACTTTGGCTGCTAAGAAACGATCCGCAGAAGAAGATAATGGTTGTATCAGCTAGTAAGACTAGGGCGGATGACTTTGCACAATTCTGTTTAAGGATCATACAGGAAATGCCGATATTAAAATGCTTAGAACCAGACAAGAATGAGCAAAGATCTGCTAGTAATAGGTTTGATGTACGTCCATCTATACCCGATCAGTCAGCTAGTGTTAAGAGTGTAGGTATATTTGGACAATTAACTGGTAGTCGTGCTGATTTAATACTTGCTGATGACTGCGAAGTACCCAATACAGCCTGGACTGTAGGTATGAGAGAGAAATTATTGCAATGTTGTGGAGAATTTAACGCTATTCTTAAGCCAGATGGCGAGATAATGTTTTTAGGAACACCGCAGACAGAAGAAAGTATCTATAACAAGTTGAGATTACGTGGATACGATTGCAGAATATGGACAAGTCGTTACCCAAAGAAACCTGAGAAATATGGAGACGCATTAGCTCCAATGATACTTGGATTATCTGCAACTAAGCCTGGTCAACCTACAGATCCAGACAGGTTTAGTGAAATGGACTTGCTAGAAAGAGAAGCAAGCTATGGTCGGTCACAATTTACGCTGCAATTTCAGTTAGATACCACGTTATCTGACTTACAACGCTTTCCATTAAGACTCCAGGACTTAGTTGTTATGGAAGTAAAAGATCATGCACCCGAAAAAGTGGTGTGGTCGTCAGGTGCAGAGTATAGAATCTCTGATTTGCCAGCAGTAGGTTTTAGTAATGACTATTATCACAAGCCAGCTTTTTTACATGGCGATTGGTTGCCATTTACAGGTTGCGTGATGATGATAGATCCCTCAGGGAAGGGAGTCGATGAAACTGCATATAGCATAGTCGCACATCTAAATGGAAACTTATACGTTTTAGAGGTCGGATCGTATTGCGAAGGTTATACAGAACCAGTTTTAACTGGTATTGCTGAAGCTGCAAAGCGAAATAAGGTAAAACTAATACTCCTGGAAGATCAATTTGGTCAAGGCATGATGGAAAGTTTACTTAAGCCATATCTTATGAAGATATATCCTTGCACTATTGAAGGAACTAGAAGCAATGTTCAGAAAGAAAGAAGAATAATAAACGCATTAGAGCCTGTAATGAATCAACATAGGTTAATAATTAACAGGTCGGTAGTTGAAAATGACGCAAAACCTCGAACAGAGGACTCGGTAGAGAAAGCATTAGGCTATCAACTGTTCCATCAAATGACACATATAACTGTTGATCGGAACTGCTTACAAAATGATGACAGACTTGACTCTTTAGCTGGTGCGGTGGAGTATTGGAATGAGTCGTTAGCAATTGATGAAGATAGAGCAATTAAAGATCGTGAAATGGAGCTGTGGGATTTGGAATTGGCTGCTCACAAAGGCGAATTGGAAGGTGCGTTGGATGCAAAAGTCCTCGGCATCCCCCTCGATAGACTTGGAAAAGCCGATACCAGAGGTCGGTGGTTCAATGTATAAGGCTTATGAGACAAATACAAAGCATAGAAGAGCCTGGTGTATAAGATTACCTACAGCATTTGCTGGAATTAAGTTAGATGAGCCTAGAATTGGTGGATTTCAAACAGTAGTCCAGGCAAATGACCATCAAACTGCCTGGTGTATGGCAATGATGCAAGATCAATGGGAAATATTGACGTTTAAAGTTAAAGAAATATCTATTTTCCCTGCAAATCCGCTTTAAAATCCTGGTGGTCCAGGATCGTCTCCCCCATTCATTATTGTTTCTAGTCTTTTTTCTCTATGTTTCTGTCGTTTTATAGATAATCCGAGGTTTGCTGGCGCACTTGCAGCTTGATTAGCAAAATCTTTGTAAGTTTGCAAACTGTTTTGGTCACTTTTGTTAGAGCTTTTGCCAGAAAATCCTTGACACATTATTTTCCTTCCAGGAGCATTTCTCTTATCTTAGCAACAGCAGCATCATCTAGTTTATTTTCACTAAGTTTTGCCAACGCTGCTAATATATCGCAGACTAAAATAGATACAGACTTGCTTTTTAAGAAAGCAAAGATAATTGGACGAACTAGACTAATCATTTTAAGATGTTATGGTTACTATATAGGTAGTATAATGCGATCTTTATGGAAGAACAAGATGAAAAGGAAGGTAATGGCCTGATCGCCAATGTGGTGCAGCTTATTATTCTTTTTTGGAGTTTAGGGGTAATTTCTTGGTCGTACTTTAATCCCAACCCTACTCGCCAAATTGATACGACTTTTGCGGCTGGATTATTGTCGGCTGTCAGCGCACAATTTGGGCTGAATATTAAGAAAGGAAGCAAAGGTAACAGCAACGGAAATGGCAAAGCACCTAAAATTGTGGATAATAAAGATAAAACGGAAAACCAATGAAGAAATTACTCTTACTAGGTTTATTTTTAATTGCACCTTGTTATGCAAACGGAGTGCCTTCTTGGACTACTGGCTCTAGTAACAGAACTGAAAATACTACTCAGACAATAACCCGTACACAGGTAACTGAAAAATATGGGTCTGCCCTGTCCAGTTGGGAAGCATCAAACATTGCTGTTACAAGTGCTAATAGTGGTGGCATAACTCATACGGATGCAATTTTTACTCCTAAAACAGATACCGCAGATTGGTCACTTAGTATTACTACTAGGGCAGCAAGCCAAATGACCGAAAAGATTACTCTTAATGATGCGATTACGACTACTAGCGTTATCACTTCTTTGTCTGTCTTTAGTCAGTAAAGCAAAAGCCGAAGGCGATACAAACGTACAGGCTCAACCTAATGCGATTGGTAACTCCAGTATTATCAATCAGAATATGAATGTTAATAATGGAATGACAGGTAAGTTACAGTTTGGAAATCTAGTTTGCAGTCAGCCTACTATGGCTTTCACACCTTTTTATACAGGTAATGATGCAGAAAATCCTAGTAGCGAGACTTATAGTATTAATGAAGGATGGGGATTTCAAATGTCGTTTATGATTCCCCTGGGAACTAATAATGAAACGTGTTCGGATTTAGCAAAAGTAAAGCTAGACTTAGCCATAGAAGAATTAGACAAGCAAGTGCATGATAAACAGCTAGTTCGTGTTTTGAAATGTAGTCAGCTTCACGCATCAGGCTACATGATAAATCCTAAGTCCAAGTTCGCATACATTTGTAATGATGTAATCAATATACGAAGTTATGTAAAAGCTAATCCTTCTTTGTTTGAAAATCCTTCACTTCCTTCTTCAGAACCTTAGTAAACATTTTCTTAAATGTTTTCTTGATAAAAGCTAAAACTGATTGCATAGCGATACCCCCTGCTACGCTTACAACACTTGCAGTACCAGCAGCAATTACACTTGACGCAATGACTTCTGGTGCTGGTATAGGCATTTCGCCAAAAAAAGGTATATTAAAAGTAGCTACAGATTCAGATGATAAAGTTTCTTTGGGGATTGGCAGGGTTGTCGGTATTGTCTCTGGCCCTAGTCCTGATCCTACCTCCGCTGAAGATGATGTTTCTTCTTCAACAGAAGATTCCGAAGATCCCAGACCCGACTCAACTTGTTCCAGACTCGGTAAAAGAACTGGATCTAAATATGGAATCTCTGCCACAGGTGGATAAAAAATTGTTCTAGGTGGTACTAATACATCTATTTCTGGGATTTGCGGTAGATATTCGTCCATTTTTTGATACTATTAATGTAACCTTACACTTATTTATTCCACATAGCATCCTTGAGGGGTATCAGACTAAGTGAAATAAGGTTGGTTAATTCCAAATTTATTTCTAATTGACATGGCTAATTTTAGTCCTTCAAGGCTCGGCTTGGTCAATGCTACTGGTACATCTTATGATGCACTTTTTCTTAAAGTGTGGAGTGGAGAGGTACTTTCTGCATTTCGTAAAGCCACAATATTCGAGTCATTGCATACAGTTCGGACGATTCAATCAGGAAAATCCGCACAATTTCCCATTATTGGACTCTCAAGTACCAGCTATCATACGCCTGGGACACAACTGACAGGGGACAGCATTAAACACGCTGAGGCTACCATAAATATTGATGACAAACTTGTAAGTCAAGTTTTCTTAGCAGACATAGACGAGGCTAAGAATCACTATGATGTGAGGTCAAAATATACAGAGGAAATGGGAAATGCCCTTGCCTATCGCTTTGATGAAAACGTAGCTGCTGTAATAGCTCAGGCTGCTAGAACAGGTACAAACTTCAATACAGATTTACCTGGAGGTACAAGAATTAAGATTCTTAAGTCTGGTACTGCCAATACTGCTGCTGCGGTTGCTGCTGTTACTGGAGACGATCTTGTTACTGCTCTTTGGAAAGTTGCAGAGACATTTGACATCAATAACATTCCAGAAAATGCAAGATACTTTGCGCTTGACCCAATAAACTACTACAAACTTGCTAAGACTACTGATGTCTTAAACAGAGATTGGGGTGGTTCTGGAGCATATTCAGAAGGTACTGTTCTTAAGGTTGCTGGTATTTCAATTATTAAATCTAATAATTTACCTAAAGCTAATAGAACTGCTGTTACTGGAGAGAACAACACTTATCATGCTGACTACACCGATAATATCGGACTTGCATTTACACCAGATGCAGTTGGTACAGTTAAGTTAATGGATCTTAAAATGGAACAAACAGGTAATGACGTTCATGCGTTATACCAGGGTGTATTTATGGTCGGATCTATGGCTCATGGTACAGGTGTACTACGTCCAGATTGCGCTATTGAAATATATGCGTCTAACTCATAAGTAGTTAATATAGGGGAGTAAACTTACTCCCTTATTATTATGCCTAAAGGTAAAGGAACTTATGGTACAAAAGTCGGACGACCTCCAAAAAAAGGAACTAAGAAAAAGTAAATGGCACTTGCTAGAACTTCAAAATTAGAAGCGGTCAACAAAGCCTTGCAGATGATGGGAGAAGCTCCTATTAACTCTCTTCAAGGCTTATTTGGCTTAGGTAACTTGGCAGAAACAACCATTGATAGCGTTAGTCGTAAGTTGCAAGTAGAAGGATGGTCATTTAATACTGATTATCAAGTTAGCCTGGTAAGAGACTCAACTACAAATCACATATCAATTGGATCTAACGTAAGCAGAATTTTCGTAGATCCTTATGACTATCCAGATATTGATGTAGTTCAAAGAGGCTCAAAGCTATATGATCGAAAAAATAATACATATGAATTTGAAAAGAATTTAAAAGTTGATATGACAATTCTTCTTGATTGGGATGACTTACCCGAACACGCTAGAGTTTATATAATGACAAAAACTGGTAGAGAATTACAGGAGTCTATGATTGGAAGTAAAGATTTAACAGAGATTAATATATTAGTTGAGCAAGAAGTTAGGGCGCAATTTTTGGAAGAAGAAACAACACTAAGCGAACATAGTATGCTTCGAGGACATCCAAGAAGAGTTAATCCAATAAGAACATTTAGACCCTCTGACGTTTTATCTAGGTAATTATGGGATTAATAAGTAGTTCTATTCCCAATATGATTAATGGGGTTAGTCAACAGCCTTCAGCTTTACGACTAGCTTCACAAGCGGAACAAGTAGTAAATTGCTTATCTTCTCCAGTTGAAGGATTAACCAAACGTCCGTCATTTACTCATATATCTAAGTTAATTAATGGTTCGGTTGGAACAGGAAAACCATTTGTAAAAGTTGTTGATAGAGACGGAACTATACAATATTTAATTCTTATTAAAGATGGAGATATAGAAGTATTTAATTTAGATGGTACTTCGCAAACAGTTGCAGCTCCTAATGGTACTGATTATTTAAATATTAGTAATACTGCTGATCCGTCAGAGCAATTTAGAATTGCGTCAGTTGCAGACTATACATTTATATTGAATAGAGAAAAAGTGGTTACTATGGATCATCCTGGTACTTACACGCAAAATGATGGTGCAACTCCTCCAGGACTAGGAAATATAATTACTGTCGTGTCAAATAATCATGGATTAGAAACTGGTGTAAAAATACAAATTGATTTCGAAACTGGTACTGGAGTAGATGAAACATATACAGCAACAAAAGTTGATAACAATACTTTTACTCTTGTAGGCACAACAAACCTAGATACAAGTGGAAATTGCAGATTTAATGAATTATCTACAGACGTTTCACGCAAAGGAATTGTATTTATAAAAGCTGCGGATTACGCAACTACATACGAAATAAAAATAAAAGACTCTACAGGTGCTAACACTTTAGCTACAGCTTCATACCAAACCGCATCAGCAGGGGGAGCAGTTCCAAACTCAGGCACAATTGCTTCAGATTTAACCAGCCAGTTACAAAGTGCATTGCCTTCGGGTTGGACGTTTACCCAAGATCAATACATTATTAGAATTGAAAGAGCTGACGATACAGATTTTATTTTAGAAAGCACAGACAGTAAAGCTGGTACTTATACAAAAGCTATTCGAGGAGCAATAGACACAATTAATGACTTACCTACCTTATGCGAAAACAATTTTATTATTAAAGTCCAGGGTACTAAAACTACAAAATTAGATGACTATTACGTTAAGTTTGAAACTTCTAATGGTACAGATTTTGGTTTTGGAATATGGAGAGAAACAGTTGGTCCATTAGAACCTTTTAAATTTAACAGGTCAACAATGCCACACGTTTTAGTGCGTGATGCTGCTACTGGCACATTTGAATTTAAAGAATTTGATTACAGCCCACGAATAGCTGGCGATTTGACTACTGCTCCGACTCCTACTTTTGTAGGTACTGTTTTAAATAACATTAATACTTTTAGAAACAGGCTTGTATTCCTGGCAGATGAAAACGTGATAATGAGTGCAGCAGATAGTTATGATAGATTTTTTCCTGAGACAGTACAAACTATTGTAGACAGCGACCCTATTGACCTAGTGACAGGCGGTACTGAAATTCATTTCTTAACGTCTAGCTTGGCTTTTGCTAATACACTATTACTATTTAGTCGGCATGGTCAGTTTAGATTAGATGCTGGTGCAGTTGGTATTGGAGGCGCATTGACTCCTCAAACTGCAACTATTACAGCTATAACTACATACGAAACACAACCTAATGTTGACCCTATTGCGGTTGGTCGAACAGTATATTTTTCAATACCTAAAGGAGAGTTTAGTGGTTTGCGTGACTTTTACCTGGAGGATGTTTCTGGAGCTGTACCAGTATCAGAAGAAGTATCTTCCGCAGTTCCAAGATATTTGCCTAAAAATATAGTTAGTTTAGTTAGTAGTGCTTCAGAAGAAACAATAATAGCTATCAGTAAAGACGAGCCAAAGCGTGTTTATTTTTATAAATTCTTTTATGAAGAAGATGAAAAGTTGCAATCATCTTGGTCATTCTGGGAAGTTAAAGGAGACAAAACTGTGCTTGGCGCATCAATAATAGATAGTGACGTATTCTTTATAGTTCAATATACAGATGGAGTTTACTTGGAAAGATGTTCATTGCGTCCAGAATCAGTTGACCCTGGCAGTAACCTTGAAGTTTTACTAGATAGAAAAGTAGATGAAACTCAATGTCATATCAATGTCATAAATCAAGGTGGAGCTGGTGTTCAATCAATAATTTCTTTGCCATATCCAACAGCTACTACAGGAATACAAGTTGTTGTAGGTCGAGACGTTGCTGGCAATACAATTCAACATGGTCAAGTTATTACACCTAGTTCAGAAACACAAACTAGCGCAACGCAAGCTGGCTTTACTGGAAATGGAACTATGACAGTACTTGGAGATTTGTCTAACGCTAAGTTTTTTGTAGGAGAATTATACGATATGTTGTACGAATTTAGTACTCCTTACCTTAAAGAACAACCAGCAGGGGGTGGTGTTTCTGTCATAGCTGGTCCACGATTACAAATTAGAACCTGGACTTTTGTTTTTGATGACACAAGTGCATTTAAAGTAAAAGTTAGTCCAAGAGGTAGAAGTTCTTTTACTTACCCTTATAATGGATTTATAATAGGTCAAAA